AGATGCAACCATCGATCACAATGAGATGAACGAAATGATGGCAGATCTCTGATACTTAGCAACACACAGTGAATAACACTTAGGGGCAGTGATTTGCCCCTTTTTTATGTTAGTTAAGGTCGCCAAGCGATTTCAAAAATGCATGACTCCCCTAACCTACAAAAGTATCCAGACGATCGATAAATATTTTACGAAATTGGTTTTTCAAAACCTTGAAATCTAAAAAATTTTCCCAGCAAAAAAATGAGTGAAAACCCGTTTGAGAACTTTACAAGTATTTTGAATAATTTCGATCAATTCTGCAATGAGTTTGAAACTCGCGCCGCAGAGCAATATATGAGAGGAGACTCAGATAATGGAAGTGTCGTCAGAAAAGCAGCAGAAAAACTTGGAGGAGAAGCTCCTAGTGCTGTTACAGAGATTAGAGAACTTGGAGACGAGGGTGTCGAACTTGGAGAGACCGACAATAGCGTATCGTCGCCCGAAGGCGAGTGAGTACGAAACATTGTCAGATACTCTAGACTATCTTCACAATAATGTTGAGGGAATCAAAGAAGATCTAGTAAAAGTTGCGAAAGCAGTCTAATGGCAGTACCTTGGATTAATCTCTTAGCACCGTCGATGGGCGGGATTGGACCCATTGAGTTTGTAGACCTAGAGAAGTTAGGTGAGTTAACTCGTGAGAATGGAATACCATTTTATGCTGGGAGATTTTATCCAAAGGACTCACAGGCAATCATCGATGAATTTCTACAGTTAGGATTTTTCTCACAGACTCCACCGTGGCTTACATGGGAGAATATCGAGACTACTCAGATTTGGATGGTTCCAGCATTTGAGGATGAGCGAATTCTTACTATGAATGTTACGGTAGATCGAATTGATCTCTGGCCTAGGGATGAGACTGGAGGTAATGAAACGTTCCTCCCACCGTATGAGGGTACAGACTTCGATGAGCTCATGAAACAGCAGGCATGGGGTCATTCAGGGGGTTCTGCAGTAACTGGGAACCTAGACCCTGGAATTGTAATTACAAACGATGTAGTGCCTCCTGTGCTGTTCTTAGGGTACGTAGGTATTTCTGCTGTAAGTGGCAATGTTTCTGAGTGGGGTTTTTACGATCAAGAATTGACTTTTATAAATGCCCCTCAGTATAACATGCCTGGGTTAGCAGCGGGCGGGAGTTCCGACTACGAATACTCCGAGATTGTTAGAGTAAGGGGAGATGGTATTTGGAAGAAAGTACCTGCAGATTTACCAGAACCTGGAGTTGCTTTAGAGATTGATGATTCTAGTGGATATCCAGATGGGTTTACGAACGTAGCGCCGATCGCTAGTTATTCACAAATGGCAATTGACGATATTCTAAAGGCAGCAACGTATGGTAATGATGAATGGGATCAGATCACGAAAATCACCGACAATGGTCTACCACAGGTTGGAACGTTTCAAGAGATCAAGACTAGTCAATTAGACACCATATGCATTACCCTTAAGGTTTCATGTACTACAGTTATTCTACCCGATCAATTAATCCCAACAGATGCATGGACGGGTATTTTAGAGTATGGAAAGGTCGCGTTGGAGACGTTTGCTTCTAACCTAACGAACAATATTTGGTATTTCTATTGGCCTGTAAGACTCAATGGAGAACTTGCTGCAGAAAGAGTAGAGTTCCTTCTAAATAGAGCCGCTGTTAGTCAACCAGGGGCATTTGAGTAATGGTAATGGCAGTAGGGTTACTTGGAACTTATAGTAACCACGACATCCACCCTGTACCGATTCCAAAACCAGCACCTGCTGGAGTATCGGCAAATGTTATAATTAACGGTTTAGCAGCACATCATGTAGGTAATACATTCATCGAACACACTGTTCCGATGTTTCCACCTCCACCAATACACTCTGATGTCATCATATCGGGTCATTCTACGGTATACATTAACGGAGCGCCAGCAGCGGTTCTAGCACAAAGTGAGATCGTTGCAGCGCCTCCTGGTCTTGGAGTGGGTTCTAGGGTCCTCAAGGGGTCTCATACGGTCTTCATGGGTGATGCACCACTTGTCGTTGGTTTAGTCTCTACTGATTCTGCTGGAGAGATCACCGTGTCAATTCCTGTTTGATGTGATATAATATAGAAGTCAATTAATTTGAATTATGGCACGAGCAAAGGTTGGACTAAGTGGCGGTACGTTTATTGAGGGCAAACCCAAGACAACACGTCAGGGTAGTTCCAAGAACACCAAGTACGCTGCATCTTCGCGAAACAAAGCTAAAAAGCGTTATCGCGGTCAAGGACGATGAACTTAATTTGCAATCTTCCTGCAGAGAAAGTCTGGGTACGTAAAGAATATTTACGAGATCATCAAGACGGTCATGGGGAGTTTGTAGAGGGCGTTTGGGTTGCTGCAAAAAGCATACCTGGACGCGCTTTTTATTTTGAGACATACTTGCCACAGTATGGTGCAATGTATGACAAACTTCCTATTAGTGCATTTGTACGATCCTCCCAAACCCCAGTCATAGACATGGATTTGGCGAATCTACAATTTTGGAATTGCATGGACTATGGTGTCATGGCAATCAATAAAGGATTTATCGCTCAGATGGAAGTAGAGATCTTTACTCGCGATCATGGATTGCAGAAAGGTAAATACTTGTTTACATTAGACAACTATCATGCAAACCCAGATGTGATAGATAATAATGTAAGTGAAACTCCTCAGGAGCACAAATCACATAATTGTATTGCGTTAAATAACGGTCAATACGCATTGTATCCTAATAATAGGATGCGTCTGTATGACCTCTCCTTGACCCCAGAAGAACCCACGTTCCCCGATTTCAAAGTATCTACCATAGAATACGAAGTCGAGGGTGGAACCGATTGGGGACGCCTTGGAGACACTGATAATTATTTTTGGGAAACTAATGCTGAGCGAAAACTACGGACGGAGACCACAGATGGACAAGCGGGTAGACAAGAGTGAAGAGTTCAAAGAGTCAGGAATGACCTTGATTACTGAAACCGATAGCGAGCGTCATCTCAAAAGGGCAAGGAAGATCAAAGATGTCAAGGAGGGTGAAATCTTTGACAACCAGGAAGAATGGGCGGACGGATTCTGTGGTAAGTGATAAATAGTAACAGCCTATTGCTGTGTCTAAATGCCTTCTTTTCAGACATTCAAAGACTTGAGTGTTACTTTTAAGAAACATCCTGTTACTAGTGATCTAGTAACAGTGAAGGATAAGGCAGCTATCGTACAATCGATTACTGCTTTACTTCTTACTAGGAAAGGAGAAAGACCATTTCAACCCAATCTAGGTTGCAATATTCAAAATGTTCTATTTGAACCATTGGATTATGCATCTGGTGCTGTCATCAGATCAGAGATTCTTGAAGTCTTGGAACGTTATGAACCAAGAATTGTTGTCAATCAAATTCTCTGTACGCCAGATTTCATGAATAATGGATACGAGGTGGAATTGCAGTATACGATTATTGGCAGAAATGACGACCCAGTGGCTGTAGACTTCTTCTTAGAGCGTACACGATAATGCCTTATACTCAGGTTGCCAATTTAGACTTTGAAGATATCAAAGCAGCTCTTAAAGATTATTTGAGAGCACAGTCAGATTTCACTGACTATGATTTTGATGGATCGGCATTATCGACGCTGATTGATACACTTGCCTATAATACGTATTATACGGCGTTTAACACTAATATGGTAGTCAATGAACTATTCATTGATTCTGCCACCTTAAGGGACAACGTAGTAGCGATTGCGAAGCAACTAGGGTACAGACCCAAGAGTGCTACCGCTCCTACTGCGTATGTCTCTTTTACTGTAACTTATACCAACCCAACAACAGATACAGAACTCCTGCTGAAGAAAGGAACGGGATTCATTGCAAACTATGACAACAACATTTATCAGTATGTTGTACTAGATGATGTAAAAGCACAAGTTTCAAATAATGTCGCGACATTTACCAATGTTGAGGTAAAGGAAGGAACACAACTAACTAACACCTTTATCATCAACACATCTTTGAAGTCTCAAAGATTTTTCTTAGATAATGAAGACATCGATACTAATACTATCAGAGTAAATGTATTCCCATCTGGTGGATCATTTAGTGAACCTTGGTTAGTTTCTGATAACATTATTGGTGTTGACGGTAACTCTAAGATTTTCTTCCTGGAAGAAGTAGAAGATCAAAGATATGAACTCTTGTTTGGTGATGGTGTTATTGGTAAGAAATTAGAAAATG